AGTTGTTACTACTCCATCAGCTAGTTGACTACTTGTAAGTATTGCATTAGAAGGTGCTTGACCTAAGTAAGACATTACGTTATCTCCAATATTGACATTACAACATCAGCACTTGAGGCTGTATCTGATGTCACAAATATTCCATCTCCTGTTTCTAGTACAACTTTCTGATCACCACCTACTACTATCAAAGAACCTCCCGATGGTATCGGTGCAGTCTTAACTAGTGCAGTATTAGTAGATCCATCATTATGATTACAATCAACGTAAATAGTAGTACCTGTAATATTTGCTATTGTTAATCCTATGATAGTTGTTTGAGTAGCTGAAGCAACAGTATAATTTCCTATTCTATTTGTTACAGTTCCAATTGCTTGAGATGTTTTATTCTTAAATGTATTTGCCATGTTATTATCCTAATGCTATTGCGAGAGCTATAATTTCATCCGTTGTAGCTATCCCTGTTAAATTTGAACCATTACCATAGTAGTTAGTAGCTGTAACATTACCAGACATAGTTAGTCCTACTCCAGATACTTGTCCTGTAAATACAGCTGTTCCTCCACTTAAAGTATTTGCTGTTGCAGAAGCTAGTATAGAAGATGATACTACAGTTAATTGATTTATTGTAAAGGCATTAGCAGATGTAGGAGCTGGTAAGTTAGTAAGATTAGAACCATCACCCCAATATGCATTTGCTGTTACATTTCCTACTAGTGTTATACCCGTTGAAAAATTAGTTTGATTAGCAAAAGTTTTATTTATAAATATATCTGTTGTTGAAACACCTGCTAGTCTTGTACTACTTACAGGCATACTTGCTACTACATTACCACTAAAGGCTGAATGAGCCGGAGCTTGTAATCTTGCATAGTGAGCATTACCAGTTTCACAATATAAATCTATATTCGCTGGAGAACCACTATCTGTTTTTATTTCTATACTACCACCAGCTACATAAATATCTCCACCAACAGATGCAATAGCATTTACTGCCAGAGCTGTAGTAGAAGTCTTGACTGCTACATTTAGATTATTTAAATTTAAATCAGTACCACTTGGAGGTAAAACAATCCCTGTTAAATTAGCACCACTTCCCCAGTATGCAGATGCTGTTACATTTCCACTTACCACTAAACTAGATGCTGTGGCAGAAGCTAATACAGCAGAGGATACAGCTGTGAGTTGATTAACTGTAAATGTTGCTACAGAAGTAGGAGCAGTTGGTAAGTTAGTTAAATTAGAACCATCTCCCCAATATGCATTTGCTGTTACATTACCACTAACTACTAAACTACTTGCTGTTGCAGAAGCTAATACAGCAGAGGATACTGCAGTAAGTTGATTAGCTGTGAAAGCTGTTACAGAAGTAGAAGAACTTGGTAAGTTGGTTAAGTTAGAACCATCACCCCAGTATGCAGCTGCTGTAACATTACCATTAATTCGTGCATTGTGATTAACTTGTAAGCCATCTCCTGCGCCTGTTAATTCTAATGAAGTAATAGTTAATGCATCTGAAACTTTTACAGTACCACTTACATTTGCTGTTGTTGTTGTAGCTGCGTCTACTGTTATCGTAATTCCATTACCAGCAGTTATACCACTCATTGTACCGCCAGCACCAGAAGGAAGATTAATTAAATGTCTACCATCTCCATAATAAAATCCTGCACTTACTGTTTGAGTAAAGGTTGCACTTGCTCCTACAACCATAGTTCCACTTACTTTAGAACTAAAGTTTGCAGTTGCTCCACTAACATTGCCAGTTACATTACCTACTACATTGCCACTTACATTACCTGTTAAATTACCTGTTACGTCACCAGTTACGTCACCAGTTATATTACCTACTACATTGCCACTTACATTACCAGTTACATTACCAGTAAGAGCTCCTCTAAAACCTCCAGTAGCAGACACTTCATTAATAAAAGTTGCTCTGTTTCCTGTAAGAGTTTGTGCTACCCAAAGATTAGTTACAGATAAATTAGTTAAAGTTATAGCAGAAGTAGTCTCTGCACTAACAACTATACCATATGAGTTTATATTAAATTTATGTAAAGGACCATAAGTCCCAGAAGTTATGCCACTAAGTGCCAGAGAAATATTACTGTTACCTGCTTGTCCTGCACCATTAGTAATAGTAAGTGGAGATGTAGTAGTAAACTCTCTACCATAAGCTGTACCACTAACCATGGCAACATAACCATTGAAACCTGTTAAATCTGTTATAGCATTAATAGCAGCAGCATTAGCTGTAATAGCTGAACCACCTAATTGCCAAGCACCTGAAATATTAAATGTAGAATTAGAAAGTTGAATAGCAGAATTGTTTCCAAAACCATCTTGAACATTTTGTAAAGTGCTACTTACTCCTGTTGAACTAACTTTAAGTAGTCCACCATAAGTATTTGCAATTTTATTACCGGTTAGTGTTGTCATTCTTTAGCTCCAAACTTTCTTTATCATACCACAGGTTAGACGAGATTCCAATCATTTGTCTGGTCTTCCCAATTCATTGTAGCATTCTCCCATGAGATATTTCTATCAGCATTGGAAGGTGGTCGAGGATCATTCACAGGTACTTCTGGAGTTATTACAGGAGAATAGTTTAAAGGATTGTTTTGAATATTCCACATACCATCCCAACACTCAGGACATACCTTTGTATTATAACTTGTTCTTTGTAATGTCTTTAGTTTATATCCAAAACCACATTGATCACAAATTCCCGGTGTACGAGAGTTACCAGCCATTAGGTAATGTATCCTAATCTAGGTACTATTCTCATATCAGCTCTTTGACTATCGGCTTCAAAGGCTGTTAAGAATGTTTCTTCATAGTTAGCTTTTAACATCATAATTCTATCACCTGCAGTATTAGGTCTTTTCATTGATAAGTAATAAGCTAATCCATTAATAAGACAGGGTAAAAATCTAAAAGGAACATCAGCATTTTCAATAGCACTCTTAGTAATATCATACAACCTACGGACTCTATAGTATCTAAATGTATAAGTCTGAGTATTATCAGGCACAGGCCAGAAGTGTACTGAAACTGTATTCAATCCTCTGAGTGTAGCAAACTGTACTGGTCTTCCTGTTGTAGTCTTATCTACAATAGCTTCATACTCATTATAAGATATACGAGTTAATTGTAAATCATTACCAGCAGCAGAAGCTCTCAGATAACCATCAAGTATATCTACTGTTGATGGATCTAAAGTTAGAGAGGCCTCATTAAAAGTTAATGTATTTGTTTGTAGATCAGTAGCCCATAGAAGAACACCACGATTCTGCCAGTCCGTTAGTAAAAGATTTAAACTACGTCTTGCACTACGACTATCATATCCTGTTTGTGGTTGACCACCAGCAAGCTCGTAAGCTTCCTCAATGATCTCATCCACATAGAAATCTAAATTAAATGCATTAGTACTTGATGTAGCCATTACTATTTCCTAAGCTTTTCTGTTAATCTTACCTTTTTTAACCATCTTAGAACCTGATTTACCATAAGATTCATTTCTTGAATTTGCTAATTGCTTTGCAGTTCTTTTCTTTTTAACTCTCATTGCAATTGATTCATCTTTACGGGCATTGTATCCTTGTTTCTTTTTACCTACAGCCATGCTACTTTTTCCTTTGTTAATTAATTGTTTATCTATACTAGGTCTACTTATAGCCATTACCTATTACGCATACGAGCTGGCATTCCACCACCTGCCATTGGTACTGGTGTTATTTTATTCTTAGCTGGTCCACCTCTGTTCATCTTCACAACTTTCTTACCTGTGTTTTTAAACCCAGAAGGAATAACTTTATCAACAGAAGGTCCTAGACGAGCAGCACCAAAGCCTTGTCCAGTTGGTCTACCTGTGGTATTAGGAAAAGAATCTAGTTTAAGTTTTTCTCCTGCACCTGTTCTAGCTTGCTTGGAGGATTTAAAATTATTTTTTAACATTATGTTTTACCTCCTTTATAATAAGAAGCTACAAGTTTAGAACCTGCAGAGCCACCTTTATTAAATTTATTATCAAATTTTCTTTTTTTTGTTCACTACATACATGGTAAGTATCCAGGGCAGTGCACACCGCACACACACCGCACACACACCGCACACACTTAGATGTTGCACTCCTCAATAATCAACTCGACT